TCCCATCTTCTTAGGTATCTCTACATACGCGGTGTTAAACTGCCGATAGCCATTGGGTTTTAGGGTGCCGAACACATCTCGGATAATCTGTTCCTGCCAATCAATCAGCTCGAATGGTTTTCCCGCCCAAGTTCCTTTGGTATGAGAAAGCGCCTCGATGAATGCGACTGCATAATCGGCCATCTCTTTGCTGTAGTAAGCGTCCTTCGCTTTGAATGCAGTTGGTTTGTATTTTTTGAGTTTTCGGATATGCAGTCACCTCCTTCAAAAAGGCATAAAAAATAGACCACAAGGGGTCTTTCTTAACGAGGAACAGAGCCGCAAGGCTCCATCCCGGGATTTAGTTTAAATCGGGTTAGTTGTGTTCTTTCATCAGGATGGCAAGAGCAATCTTTGCATCGGAATCGAGCGGTTCTATATCCCAACCTCTGTCGTAATTTGCGATGATCTCACCATCGCGTTTCAGCATGAGTTTGGAAATGCGACCCTCCTCGATGCCGTACTGCGATCCTTCTTCAAAACACTTCACCCAGTAGTGAATGATGCTGCTTCCAGCTTTGATGCTTCCTTCTTTCCACATGGCAATGCTCTCCCTTCGTTTTGTATGTGTATGTTACGTCTCGCCGGTCAGGATGAAATGGGCATATTCCTTACGATTCTCTTCGAGGTACACTACCAGCTCATAAAAGCCCATGTCGTTTGCGATACGCTGCACTGCCGCCACATCAAACATATTCGTTATGCCGGTTTCGCGAATAGCCAGGATCTGCTTACGCACTTTATCTGTCATCGTCGCACCTCCGGCAAAGGTCCTCGCCATAGACCACGTTTAGTCCGCTGCCACTGTCCCAGTTAACCAGGATGCTTGCGGTGTCATCCACTCCAGTTACAGTGCCCTTGGTCCCGATGGGTGGAGCCTGCTCGTCGTTCATGCGAAGAAGCTCCACGCGGCAACCAGTCGGATACTGGCGGCGGATACGCTCGACGATTTCTTTACTCGGAAATCTCATCATTAGCCGCCTCCTCTCCATATAGCAAGTCTTTTTCCGCTTCCGCTACTTCGAGGTCGTCGGTGGCGGCGTTCAGGTCCTCTGCGCTGAAGCCTTTCTTGGCTCCCGAGCGAAATGCTGCACTGCCGGCTAGGTTCCGTAGAAGTGTCCGGCGCGTTTCCTTGAACTCCTCGCCTATGAAGCCGAGTCGTAGGAGGAAGCAGCGGAAAGCGTACTTCTCATTGTCTGCTTCCTTTTCCTTGGCGGTCACGCGCTTCTGGCTCTTGGCTGCAGCAAGCATTTTTCCAATAAAGTGAGCAGCCGCGTCGATGACCTCTGGCTCTGGAATGCGGTCGAACCAAGGGAAGCGAATGCGCTCGTCGGTGAGCTCGATTTCCAAGTTGTCCGCACCAAGTGCTTTTTTGATGAGTGTTGCTTTGCTGTCTATCATCCTGTGTAGGTTGTCAATCGCGGCTTCAGTGGTGTCCTTCAGCGGGAGCTCAATGCAAAGCCCGTTTGCGACTTCCTCTATCTCCGCTTCAAAGCCTATTTCGCAAAGGCGCTCAATAAGTTGTTCGACCTTGCTGCTGTTAGTGTGATCGTCGAAGGAAAGGATGCCAGCCTTGCTGATGGTGAAATTATCCACCTGATAAGCACAAGATGGAACGCCGAGGTACTTGGCATCACTTTCGAGAATTCCTGCAATGGCCTGTACTAATCGCTTGCGGTCGGGTCCGGTTACGTTGTAGTTGATTTCCATTTTCAAAACCTCCTGTTGTTTTGGTATGTACATATATCACTCTAAAGGCACCTTATAGCAAGTCAATTTCGAGAAATATATGTGCCAAATCACGCCGGAGGATGCGGTCCTTTATAATCCATCATGAGGTTTGTGGCCGGTCAGATCTGCGTCAAGAATGGCTAACCTCACTGGCAGTCAACTCCGCATAGGAGTAGATCAAACCATCGCGCTGCACAGAAATCTTGTCTCTAGATCCGACCTGTTCGATGTACCGCTTGACGATAACATCGCAGAACTTCTCATCGAGCTCAATGGTATAACAGGAGCGGTCAGACTGTTCGCAGGCGATGAGCGTCGAACCACTGCCACCAAATGGATCGAGCACCAGCGTGTTACTCATGCTGCTGTTCATAATCGGGTATGCCAAGAGCGGAACCGGCTTCATGGTCGGGTGATCGCCGTTTTTCTTAGGCTTGTCGAACTCCCAGATGGTGGTCTCCTTGCGACCGGTATACCACTGATGCTTTCCGGTTTTCTTCCAGCCGAAGAGCACTGGCTCGTGCTGCCACTGGTAGGGAGAGCGCCCCAGCACCAGTGACTGCTTCTTCCAAATGCAGCAGCCGGATAAATAGAAACCGGCATCCACAAAGGCTCTCCGGAAATTAAGCCCTTCGGTGTCGGCGTGGAAAACATAGATGCTTGCATCATTCGCCATGACGGACGCGGTGTTTGTAAAAGCATCGAACAGAAAGTGGTAGAAGGCATCATTTCCCATATTGTCGTTCTTGATTTTTCCGGCACTGCCTTCGTAGTTGACGTTGTAAGGCGGGTCGGTGATCACGAGGTTTGCTTTAGCTCCGGCCATCAGCAAGTCAAAAGTCTCCGCCTTGGTACTGTCGCCGCAGACCAGCCGGTGCCGACCGAGCGTCCATAGGTCACCGAGCTTGGTGATCAGTGGCTCCTTTAGCGCTGCTTCCACATCAAAATCATCATCCTGGATGCCGTCTTTGATACTGTCCTTGAACAGATCATCCAGTTCAGCGGGGTCAAAGCCTGTAAGCGACACGTCGAAGTCCGCTCCCTGTAAATCAGCGATCAGCAGAGCCAGCTTTTCTTTATCCCATTCGCCGGAAATCTTGTTCAGCGCGATGTTGAGAGCCTTTTCCTTCTCGACATCCATCTCGACCACCACGCACTCGACTTCGGTGATACCCATGTCGATGAGCACCTTCAAACGCTGGTGCCCACCTACAACATAGCCGGTCACCTTATTCCAGATGACCGGCTCGACATATCCAAACTGTTCAATTGAGCGCTTCAGCTTATCGTATTCCGGATCGCCAGGCTTCAGGTCCTTGCGGGGATTATAATCCGCAGGTAGAAGCTCGGCGGTATTCTTTTTCTCAATCAACATATTTCTTTACCGCCTCCCGTAGTTCTTTATACCGGTCCAGCCATTCCCAGCGAGAGAGCGTTCCGCTGAAATGTCCGTAAGTTGCTGTATCAGCATAGATGGCGTCACGCAAACTCAGCGTTTCAATGATTGCTGCTGGACGCAGGTTAAACACATCAAGTACCGCCTTTCTGAGTACGTCATCCGGGACAGTCCCGGTGCTGAAGGTGTCAATCTCAACCGCAACGGGGTCAGCCTTGCCAATGGCATAGGAGATGGCCACCTGACATTGTTTGGCATAATCACACCAGACGATGTTCTTTGCGATGGCTCTTGCCATGTAGGCACCGGAGCGGTCAACTTTCGTCGGATCTTTACCGGAGAATGCGCCGCCGCCATGAGCAGCAAGGCCGCCATAGCTATCGACCATAATCTTTCGACCGGTCAAACCGGTGTCGGCAGCAGGCCCACCCTCGACAAAACGACCAGAAGGATTGACGAGTATTTCGGTGTCCTCATCAAATGGAAATTTCTCAAACACAGGCCACAGCACTTGGGAGATGATCTCGCTACGGAGAACCTCCAAATCCTTGTCAGCACGGTGCTGTACGGATACAATAATCGTTTTAATGCGCTTGGGCTTGTCATCCTCATACTCAACTGTGACCTGTGCTTTTCCATCCGGACCGATACCTTTAATGACGCCATTTTTCATAGTGCTATCCAGCTTCCGGCAAATGCCATGAGCGAATACGAGAGGAAGCGGAAGTTTTTCTACCGTCTCATCTGTGGCATAGCCATAAACAGTTCCTTGGTCGCCAGCGCCGAGCATGGAATACCAAGAGGTATCTCCCGCGAGGGATTCCAGCGCTTGATCCACACCACCAGCGATATCCTTGCTTTGCTGGTGGAGGAATACAAACACGATGAATTTCCATGGGTTGTAGCCGACCTCCTCAAGAACTCTACGGACCACCCAGCGGATGTCTACTTTTTTCGAGCAGGTGATTTCGCCCGCTACGATGATTTTGCCTTTTGTCGCCATGACCTCGCAGGCCACGCGGGAAGCTTTATCTTTGCGAAGACACGCATCAAGAATGCTGTCTGCAATCAGGTCGCAGAGTTTATCTGGGTGACCCTTGCAGACACTTTCGGAAGTTTTGTATTTTACCATATCATTTTCCTTTCCGGGCGGTTAAGAGCCGCTCCATAACATCGTCTTGCGGATTCACACCGCTGTACTCTCCGGTACAGTTTTCCTTTACGATCTGAAAAATCTCCATCCACAGGCGGTTTGTTTGGTTCATGTAGTTCTGACCCATCGCCACATAGGGGCTTTGAATCGCATTACCCGTGGTCGGGTGCTTTGCCAGAAAGCCGTACTCGGTGACAGCTTCCTCGCACTGAATCCATCGGGCTACACTCATGGCGTATCGCTCTAAAAGTTGTGGCGACACAAGCACCGCACAGCCACGTTCGTTCAGCCATGTCCATGTGGATTTATAGATTTCGCTTGCGACGAGTGCCTTACCGTCCTTCTGGACCGCTTCGAGCATCTTTGCTGGTTCCGGCATCACTTGACCGTTAAGGTCTGCCGTATCGGTAAACTCCATCACGGTCAGTTTTCTGCCGCCGGGATTACCTTCGGCAATTTTGTCGGCTAATGGCTTCTTTTTCGCGCCCGCGCCGACACGAGCGCCGCCACGATTGGTACCGTCTTTTGCCAATCATCACACCTCCTTTTCGGATGGGGCCTATACCCCCGTTTGAATATGCGTTTTTTAACACGAAGCCCCACGCCGCTGTCCAGTTTGAAAAGTTTTAGAGATTTGATCACCCCCACCACAAGATGTCTTAATATTTTGTTATATTACTTATGCGTGATATAATCTAAATGTTATTTTAATCATTTCTTCTTTATATAGGAGACAAACCACATGAGCAATGAATTTCAGGAATTTATAGGAAAAAAAGTTATTATCGATTTAGAGAAACTGAGTGAAGAAGAAATTGAATTTGATTGGTCTTATGAATATAGCAGTAATGGTGACCAAACGCTGGAAGGTAGTGGTCATATTAATCTAGATTATCGTCCGTATAATTCAGTTAATGATGATGAGCAGGATGACGAGGATGAGAATGAAGAATTCGATGAATCTGATAATTGGGATATTCAAACAGGAATTGATTTTCAGACAGATAACAATGGGTGCATTACTTCGATTGTGATAACAGCTAAGGTTTCTTGTTTTGGCGATTCTGGGCTTGGTGACTGTGATCCTGACGATCATTGGACTTCAAAAGATTATGAGTTAGCTAAAGTGTTTTTATATGAAATTACTCAATAATAAAATAGCATTGTGAAAAAGGTTTGGTCATGTTTGATGGCAAAACCTTTTTTTAATGGTTGCACCACCGGTCACCGCTTTCAGCAGTAATTCGGGAGTGACAGGATTTACATAGAGCCATCAGATTATTCTTTTCGTTGCTGCCACCCTTCGAGAGCGGGAGGATGTGGTGGACCTCCTCGGCGGGCGTCAGCTTGCCTTGCTTCTCGCACTCCTCACAAAGCGGATGAGCTTTGACGTAGCGATCACGGATTCGTTTCCAAGCCCTGCCATATCGTTTGTTGGACGCAGGGGCGCGTTCGTGCTGGTTGTATTGTTTGTCCATGACCTTCTGGTGCTCGGCACAGTATTGCTCGCGCACGGCGAGCCGACCGCAACCGGGGTAGGCGCAGGGACGCTTGGGTTTGTAAGGCATTGGTTCACCTCGCTTTCTGGGCATACAAAAAGCCACCGCAGGATTTCTCCCGAGGTGGCCTATGCCTATACTTTCTATACTACCAGTGTACTATGTTTGGCTATAACATCAACTCTCTTTTACTCTCCACTTTCGTTGACTACGACTTTAGTCAAAGCCCAGTCACGCATTCGGTAAGTATGCTGGATGCTGTAGCCCATCTTGGCAGCAACTTCCTCCCATGTGCATCCGCAAAGGAAACGAAGTTCAAGTAGCGTCTGGTATTCCTTATTGTCCACGGCTTTGATGCTGGCAACAATCTGTCGTTTGATGTCTACCAGCCGGTGAATGTCACGATCAATTTCTGCCTGAAGATCTACTATCTTAACCACAGCATCCGCCATAGAAGATATGCTGTGGTTAGGATTGCGAGGCATGTCGTTGATGGTAGAGGTGCATTTAGTGGCCAGCTCACTTAAGGAAGCAATCTGCTCTAATTTGCTATCAATGCGAAGGTCCAGCCGGTAGGCTTGGCTCAGAAAATCCAGAGCTTTCATGTTAGCCCACCTCCATATTCCGAACTTGACGCAGCAGAGTATTGCCATCCAAGTTGGAAAGCAATTCAAACCACCCAGAATGGAAGAAGCGTTCAACATCATCGCGCTCACCTTCGTACTTAATAATATTTTCCCTCAAGATGCGCTTCCGCTTATCCTTCATGGCCTCCTCAGTATCAAGGTCTGGTGTGTGCGGGTGCCGCTTTAGGAAGTGAATTGCTTCCCGATAGTCCTTGACTGCTTGGACAATAACTGCATTTGCTAAACTTTCATAGGGTTCCATAATCGTACCTCCGATAAATTTGGATTTCTCTCGGATTGGCACGGATTGTCTTTAGTTGACTCTCATTTGCAGATCAGCTTTGACAGCATCGATTAGCGCCGACTGGCTTTTATCCTTTATGGAAAGAGCCCGTAAAACTCGCTCATCAATCGTGCCTTTGGTAACGATGTGCTGCACCACGACCGTTTCAGCTGTTTGGCCTTGTCTCCAAAGCCTCGCATTTGTTTGTTGATATAACTCTAATGACCAGGTAAGACCGAACCACACAATACAAGAGCCACCGGCCTGAAGATTTAAGCCATGTCCTGCAGATGCGGGATGAATTAAACCAACCGGTATTTCCTTGTTGTTCCACCTTCGAATACTTTCAGCAGTATCAAGTTTTGAAAATGAGACCTTTATGCTTTGAAGCTTTTCTACGATTCTTTCGTAGTCGTGCTTATACCAATAGGCCACGAGTATTGGTTTTCCGGCGGCTGCCTCAATAATATCCTCTAAGGCATCCAGCTTCTGTTTATGAATGACCTCTGTTCCACCACTGTCGATATAAATGGCGCCGTTGGCCATCTGGCAAAGCTTGTTGGAAAGCGCCGCAGCATTTGCCGCTGTTACCTCACCACCAGGCAGCTCCAGGACGAGGTCTCTTGCTAATTCGTCGTAGCGCTTTGCCTCTTTTTCAGAAAGCATGACCGTATGTTCACTGCTGATCAGCTCAGGCATCTTCAGGTAATCCGTCGACTTCATAGAAATCGTAATGTCGGATATTTTCTGGTATATGCTTAGCTCCGCTCCGGGAAGTGGCTTGTAGCTGAAAATAATCTGGCCATTTCTCTTATCCGGCATAAAGTAGTTACTGCGAAATGCAGTTATGAATCTTCCAAGCCTAGCGCCCATGTCTAGCATCTTAAACTCAGCCCATAGATCCATTAAGCCGTTGCTGCTTGGTGTTCCTGTCATGCCAATCATGCGTTTTATTTTTGGACGCACCTTCATCAGTGACTTAAAGCGCTTAGCCTGATGATTTTTGAAGGAAGAAAGCTCGTCGATAATGACCATGTCAAAATCAAACGGAATCCCGCTTTCCTCAATGAGCCAGCAAAGATTCTCACGGTTAATGACATAGATGTCTGCAGCAGCCTTTAACGCCTTAATCCGTTCAGCAGTGCTTCCTACTGCAACAGATACAATCAGGTCGGATAGATGATCCCATTTTTCAATTTCGGCAGGCCAGGTATCTCTTGCCACTCGAAGTGGTGCTACCACCAATACCTTATGTGCTTCGAAATAATCAAACAGTAGGTCATTGATTGCAGTAAGGGCAATGATTGTTTTTCCTATTTCAGCCCAAGCCCATATCAAGTAAAATTGCTGACATGGGCTTGGATTCTATGAAATCAATTGCGTACTGCTGATACGCATGTGGTGTATATTTCATTTTTGCATCACCTCCTCTTCTTCGATTCTTTTTAATTCGTTAATAAACCAATTGAACTCCGCATGAAATTTCGCGTGCTCCGATTGCGATTTATAAACGCGGATATTGTTGATACTGTTATTTCTCTTGTTGCCGTCAATGTGGTGGACAACCTCACCGGGGATGAGTGGTCTTCCCAGAAAATCTTCTGCAACAACACGATGCTCGTGTCTTCCATAATTTTTTGCATACGTTCTTCCTTCGCCTGAATTCAGGTGAGCCTTTCTGATCTTCTCTCTAGTAGAATCTGTCATCCTTGTTGGATTCAATTGAAGATTCAAGTCATGCATGTTTTGGGAAATATTGGTGTAATCTTTCAAATCCATATAGTGATCCGGATTCTTTTCCTTGCTACTGAATTCCGCTAAGCACTTTCTGCTGCAAAAATTGTGTGGCTTGATGCTACTGCCATACCTGATGATGGGCTTGCTGCACCAATCACATTTCAATCGCATCTAAAATCCCTCCAATCTGACTCGCGTCGTCTAATATGAAAACTGAAAATCCCAATCCTTTAAGCAGCTTGTGCCTTGCCATCTGTAATGGGCGTGGGTACCTGCCCGGAGCTTTGACCTCAACAAAGGCCATCCTTCCTGCAGGCATCAGAACGATTCGATCCGGCATACCATCAAATCCTGGGGATACAAACTTCAACGCCAGCCCACCGCGCTTTTTTGCTTCCAAAGTTAACTTCTTTTCAATCTCTTTTTCTCTCATCGCTCTATCTCCATCAAAATTTGGTGGTGGTCATTATACTCATTCCATAAAACCCCCTATAGGCTATTTTTTACTTAAAAACCTCTCTATAGGGACTTTTTGTATATGAGTATAATGAGGGTCACCAGTGACAGTCTGTTATGGTTGATTCAAAAAATCTTCATCTTTTACACGCACTCCATAGATGAAGGAACCCTTATTAATCTTCTTGCGCGTAAAGCCTGCAAGTTCAACGGCTGTATAAAAATCGGTCGTGCTTCTCGTATACTCACCATTTCGTGCACAGTAATTACGATATTCTTGATAAAAGGCACCGGACTTCTGCGAATAGTCCGAACCGATTTCACAGCAATCCTCAAGGAAATTTGCCATCCAGTCATTGTTCTCTCTATAACTATCAATCGCCTTACGAACACATTCAGGCGGTGATAAATGAAAGTTCTTGCGTATTGCCTTCATGGCACCTTCAACAATCCAGCTAAGGATATAGGGACCCGCCTCATGGAAGAGGTGGTCAGAATAATTCTTCATATCACTGCTACCTTCGATCTTTGCATCGAATGGAATGACAATCAGACGACGCCACGTTCCTGCATCATTGGCGCCTACACGGGGTAAATGGTTTGTATAAAGCACAAGCGTATGCGAAGGGGTGAACCTGAATGGGTCTTTGTACTTTTTTTCAGCTGTAATCTCGTCTGTAGAACAAAGCTGTTTAATGATGGATGTATTAAGACGCATGCCCTCCTCAAGCTCTGCCGCGATGATGAGACGCTTGCCCTTAAGCTCTGCCATTTCAGGCTTCACGTTTCTACGACAGCCTACCGTTAAAGTGTCTGCAGACAAGGAACCGGAATAAGTACCAAGCACCCTGGATATGGTATTCCAGAAGGTGGATTTACCATTACGCCCTTCCCCATAAGCAATGATGATCGCTTCCAGGTAAACCTTACCGATGGCAGCAAGGCCAACAATCTGCTGGACATATTCGATAAGCTCAGCATCATTACAAAAGAAAGTGCGAAGAGCTTGTTGCCAGATATCCTTGCCCTCTTCACCGGGCTTACTATTGGTCTGCTTCGTAATGAAGTCGGCGGCTTCTGGAAGCCTACTTTCACCCGTTTTTAGATCAATCGTTGCACCGGGTGTATTCAGTAAAAACTCATCTTTATCTAACTCTGAAACGCTGTGCTGTAGCATCGGTTTCGCCGCCTGAAGAGCTGCCATTACATATTTCATATCGCGACGCTTCAGCACAAACTTCTTATAAATAGTCGCAGCGGTATACATACCATAAGCTGCTTGCTGTTCTTCGTTCAAATCGCCTAGGCCCTTGCCGGTAATGACAGCTGCTTTTTCTAGGCCGGCCTTAATACAGGATTCAAGTGTCAATGCCACTTGTGATTCAGCGTCAGCAAGCTGTTCATCAAGGAACTCCTCCATAGCACCGACGGCTTTCTGCTTCGACTCCACCCATTTTTCACCGTCATACCTTAAATAGTCAGTGGCTTCAGTGAAGCAAAGCTCTGCATCATATTCGCGAGCAAGCACTTTGGCCTGCCCAATATCGGAGTAGTCTGCAGGTTTTAAAGAAGCAAAATCTTTGTTAAAATCCTCCGGTGCTACATAGCCTTCTTGATTTTGAACTTTTCTAGCAAACTTCACCGCGCTATTCCATATGGTAGTCAGTTCATCCTCCTCGATGGATGTCTCGCACTTTTCTGCTTCCTTTAAGAAAAGGTCATGCGCTATATCTCCAATACCATAGCGTTTCAAAACTCTGCCTGCGTAATGCGACAGGGTTTTATTACGTCTGCCTGCTGGGATAACGGAGCTGTTTGTCACCGCTTCGTCAAAATCCTCGTCGACGTCTTCAAGAACATCAAGGACCGAGAGCCAGCCTTCATGCCAGATCACTTCGCCGGCATCAGCACCATAGATAAACCGTGCCGCATCCAGCGCGTTATCATCGAAGAACGGAAACTGAACATGGATTGCCTTCTTTAAATTGGCATACATGTCCGCATTCGCTACGACGTCAATTGAAAAATAGACATGAAACTTGGGCCTCGCTGTTTTACCGTCCTTAGAGATCATGTTGTTCCGGCTGGGCGCAATCGCATAAGAAACGTCCGGCATGAGCTCTTCCAAAACCTCTGGCGTTATCCACTCATCCGGATTTTCAGTGTGATCATTATCGCAGTCCATAACGATGACATCAGATTTTAAGAAATTATCTGCACTGCGATAGTTGTTCTTGTACTCCGCGCAAACATGGTCGAGCTTTGCAGCTTCTTTTAATTCTTCAGCCGAGGTGACAACGTTCTTATTTGGATAGAGGCAATTTTTCTGATTTCCAACACAGTTTGCAGTACAAATTGTTAGTTGCATGTTTCTACCTCCTCCATTTCCTCGGTAAAATAACGAATAGTCATATGGCGCTTCTTCGCTTTATCAATCTCCATCTGCATACCCTTCGTGATGTTTTCACCAAACACCCACAACTCATTGCATTTACCTAAGAAGACTATATCCATGAAAAGTGCAAGCTCACGTTCCGCAGGATCATCATCTGAAAGATATAAAGGAAAAAGTAGGTGCGGGGCAAAGGCAATAGCATTCCTTTCGATAACAGCGAAGCGACTATAAAGTTTGGCCCTTTCAGTATTTCTCTCTACATCACCCGCATACGGCGAGCAGATATACACGAGCGGTTTGAAGGTCTTGTCTTCTTTTTTAATGTTGGTCAGTGCCTGGTATGCGGTAGGATCGGAATAACCTTCACTGTTCTTCTTGTCCACTCCGCCGGTGCCGTATTTCATTTGTTCGTTCATAAGCGAACCTCCTTATAAAGATTCGAGCGGCATAAAAGTCCCTCTAACATTCCCAGGACAAAAACCGCCGCTTTGAACGAACTTTTTTGATAGTTATTTTTTCCTTCTTATATAAGCGACAGCAGACCTGAAAAATCTGCTGTCTTTTTTTCGTTCATTTCCGTTTCAAGTGTCCTGAGACTAGTGAAGGACATGAAAAATGTGTGGCCCGAAAAAATACAAAAGATTATTCGTTCAAACCACACAAAACTGTCCTGGGACTATTAGAGAGGGAATAACGCCTCTCGGGAAGGGAGGTAACAACATGCAGACACAGACCCCTGCAGAGGCTTCGAAAGACCAGCAGCTTGATGAAGAACTTGCTGACACTCTCACAGCCATCAGCGTTGTATCCAAGAGACTGGCCCAGAAAATCAAGGCCTTGTCTGCAAAGGAACAAGAAAAAAAGGAAGGAGGTACTCCAAATGAGCAAGATGAGTGAACTGAGTCAGGTTCTGTCTGAACTAAAGGACTGCGGACAAACCCTCATGAACATTGCGGACTCGCTTACTGAGCTTTTCTCTAGCACATCGGCCGTGCACGAAGCACCCGCTCCACCGACAGAGGAACCGAAGCCAGCGTATTCGTTTGTGGAGGTTCGGAAGAAGTTTGCAGAAATGTCTAGAGCCGGACACACAGACGCGCTTAAGGATCTGTTGAAAAAACATGGTGCAGACAAGCTCTCCAGCGTAGACCCGTCACAGTATGCCGCATTGCTTGCGGATGCGGAGGCAATTAAATGATTGTAAAACATGCACTGCTTTCAGCTTCATCCGCACACAAGTGGATTGCGTGTCCACCATCGGCTCTGCTTAGTAAGAAGTTCGAAGATTCTTCCAGCAGCTTCGCGCAGGAAGGCACCGATGCCCATACCCTTGCACAGTACAAGCTTGAAAAATTGCTAGGGCTTCCTACAAAGGACCCGACTGAATCACTAAGCTTCTACGATGAGGAAATGAACGATCACGCGGAAAATTATGCGGCCTTTGTACTAGAACAAGTTGAGAAAGCAAAAGAGACCTGCGTCGATCCTCAGGTACTTATTGAACAGAAGCTCGATTTCTCAAGCTATGTCCCAGAAGGGTTTGGTCATGTGGACTGCCTGATTATCGCAGATGGCACACTTACCGTAATTGACTATAAATACGGACTTGGGATCAAGGTTTCATCAGAAAGAAATCCGCAGATGTTTTGTTATGCGCTTGGCGGCTTGACACTGTTCGATGGGATCTACGACATCGACAATGTGCGCCTGATCATCTATCAGCCGCGTAGAGAAAACATTAGCGAGTACAGCATCTCAAAGAGTGAACTCATCCAGTGGGCTGAGGACGTCTTGTCTCCTACTGCTGAGCTTGCCAGCAAGGGCGAGGGCGAATACAAAGCAGGCGAGCATTGTCAGTTCTGTAAGGCCAAAGCAACTTGTAGGAAGCGTGCCGAATACAACCTGGAGCTTGCCAAGTACGACTTTGAGGTACCGGCCACGCTCGATCACGATGAGATCGCAGCCATCCTGGTAAAAGCAGATGAACTGATTTCCTGGGCTAACGATGTCAAGGAATATGCATTGAAGGAAGCGCTTAACGGCACCAAGTTTGAAGGTTTCAAATTAGTTGCCGGTCGGTCCAACAGAAAATACACCGACGAAGCTGCCGCAGCTGATCTCGTTATTGCAGCTGGTAAAGACCCATTCGAGAAGAAGTTACTCGGCATAACTGCTATGACAGCACTCCTCGGCAAAAAGGCATTTGAAGATATTCTCGGTGGCCTAACCTATAAGCCGCCTGGAAAACCGGTCCTTGTTACCGCTGACGACAAGAGACCTGAATTTAACTCAGCATATGAAGATTTTAATGAAAATCAAGGAGGAAATAAATCATGACAAAGACAGTTAATCCATTGAAAGTAGTTACTGGCCCTGATACCCGCTGGAGCTATGTGAATGCGTGGGAGCCTAAATCCATTAATGGCGGCACGCCCAAGTACAGTGTATCTCTCATCATCCCTAAGTCCGACACCAAGACCATCCAGAAAGTTAAAGCTGCAATAGAAGCAGCCTACCACGAAGGTGAAAGCAAGCTCAAAGGCAATGGCCGCAGCGTACCGCCTCTTGCAACTCTTAAGACCCCGCTACGTGATGGCGATTCGGAACGTCCTGATGATCCCGTTTATGCCAACGCATATTTTGTAAATGCCAATAACAGCTCAGCTCCTGGCATCGTAGATGCCGACCGTCAACCTATCCTCGAGCGCTCTGAGATTTATTCCGGTGTTTATGGTCGGGCCAGCGTGAACTTCTACGCATTCAACACCAACGGGAATAAGGGAATCGCATGTTCCCTTAATAACCTCCAGAAGATCCGTGATGGCGAGCCTCTTGGCGGTAAGTCTAACGCTGAAGACGACTTTGCAACGGATTCTGATGACGACTTTCTTTCATAATCAGTAGCTGACAACCAGGGTGGCAGGCAATCCTGTCACCTAAGACAACTATAGAAATGAGGTAAATCATATGAAAACTTTTCTTGTAATCGAATTGTTTGTTATGTATCAGCTGTTTGTAATCGGATTTGTGGTGATGGTAGCCAAGGATGTAATTAACACCATCAAAAAGCACAAGAAGGAAAAAGCGAAAAAGAACTTTGATCCACTCGATAAGTTTTAATCGCTTGGGCGGTGACACTTCTGCTGCCGCCCTTATTTTTTTGAAAGGAGGTTCTTATGGGAGAAATCTGGAGAGATGTCGCCGGTTACGAAGGGAAATATCAAGTAAGCAATGAAGGCCGTGTGAAGAGCCTAAGTCGAGAAATACATTCAAGTAATCAAAATGGTGAATTCACTTGGATATCAATAGAACGCATACTTCAACCCGGAAAGCATGACAAGGGTTATCATTTGTCAGTCGTTTTACATAATCCGAAAAGGACACAGATGGTCCATCAGCTTGTTATGCTGGCTTTTGTTGGGCCGCCACCAAAAGGAATGTGCGTACTTCATACAAGTGGTGATGCAACAGACAATCGTTTGGAAAATCTGCGCTACGACACTCAATCTGAGAATATTTACGACGTTTATCGTCAGGGCAAAGCGTGGAAAACCCTTACTGTTGATGATGTTGGAGGTATCAAATTTGGTCTTTGGTGTGGTATATCATGCGCGGAACTTGGGCGCATGTTTGGCGTAGTCCATCAGACAATCAGTAAAATCAAGAAAGGAGATAGACACGCATGGATAAAATAAAAGAACTTCACTTGGACTTAGAGACATTTTCTGATGTTGAGCTTGGAAAGTGTGGAATTTATAGATACGTTGAATCACCTTTATTTGAGATTCTTCTTCTTGGCTACTCCACCGATGGCATACATGTACATGTTATTGATCTGACCAGTGATGAGCAGGTCCCTGAAGAAATAATAAATGCGCTCACCGATAACAAAGTTATCAAATGGGCACATAATGCTTCTTTCGAGCGTATATGTCTTTCACAGTGGTTACGGAAAAACTATCCAGAGAAGTTTTTAAGTTATAGCACACCAGATGACACTGCAAATAATTATATTGATCCCGAGGCATGGCGTTGTTCCCTCGTGTTGTCAGCTTATACAGGCCTCCCGCTTTCGCTAGATGGTGTTGGTTCTGTTCTTAAATTGCAGGATCAGAAAATGAAAGAAGGAAAAGATCTTATTCGATATTTCTGCATGCCTTGTAAGCCAACCAAAAGCAATGGTGGTCGAGTACGTAATCTTCCTTATCATGATAAAACAAAATGGGACACATTTAAAAGCTATAACAAGCGTGATGTTGAAGTAGAGATCGCTATAAAAAACAGACTTGCTAATTATCCTGTTCCTGCCTTTGTATGGGATGAATACCATATGAGTGAAGAAATAAATGACAGAGGCATCTTAATTGATATGCAGCTTGTCAAAAACGCCATTAATTTTGACGAACGTTCTAAAGAGAAAATCTCTGCTGAAATTAAAGATTACACTTCACTTGATAATCCCAACAGCGTTATGCAAATGAAAAACTGGCTTTCAGAAAATGGGTTGGATACAGATACACTTGGCAAAAAAGCGGTCTCTGCGATGATCAAAGATGCTCCAGCAAATCTAAAAAAAGTCTTGGAACTCCGCCAGCAGCTTGCAAAAAGCAGCATCAAAAAATACCAGACTATGTCAAATTCAGCATGCTCCGACGGACGTGCAAGAGGAATGTTTTTCTTCTACGGTGCTTCCCGATCTGGACGCTGGGCAGGCAGGCATATACAATTGCAAAACCTTCCGCAGAACCATCTCCCTGATTTGGAAGATGCACGGTCTCTTGTTAGGCTAGGAGATTATGATGCCGTAAAACTTCTTTATGATGATGTGCCGGATACCCTCTCTCAGCTGATCCGCACTGCGTTTATTCCCAAGCCAGGACACAAATTTATCGTGTGCGACTTCAGTGCAATCGAGGCTAGAGTACTGTCCTTCTTAGCCGGGGAACAATGGCGATTAGATGTATTTGAAAGCGATGGTGATATCTACTGCGCTTCTGCTTCTGCTATGTTCCACGTACCGGTTGAGAAGCATGGTGTAAACAGCCATCTTCGTCAAAAGGGAAAAATTGCAGAATTGGCGCTTGGATATGGCGGTAGCACCGGTGCCCTCAAGGCTATGGGAGCTCTAGACATGGGCCTTTCTGAAGAGGAGCTTCAACCGCTGGTTAATTCTTGGCGAGCTTCGAATTCCAACATTACGAAGCTTTGGTGGGATATCGATAGAACGGTTAAAGAGTCCGTTCGCTTACGAACATATACTAAAACGCATGGCATTAGGTTCTACTACCAAAAAGGAATGTTGTTTATTGAGCTTCCTTCCGGCAGGAGGCTTTCCTATGTAAAGCCCAAGATCGAACCAAACCAGTTCGGTGGTGAATCGGTTACTTACGAAGGAACCGGCAACACGAAAAAATGGGAACGCATAGAAAGCTACGGCCCGAAATTTACGGAAAATATTGTGCAGGCAATCAGCCGAGATATCCTGGCCCACTCTATGAAAACACTCCGTAACTGCTTTATCTGCGGGCACGTGCATGACGAGATAATTATTGAGTCCACCATGGGAGTTTCCCTTAAAGCCGTTTGTGAACAGATGGGAAGGACACCACCTTGGATCAAAGGGTTGGCACTTAGGGCCGATGGCTATGAGACGATGTTTTATATGAAAGATTAAGAAAAAAAGACCAGTATCACACTGATCTATGTTTCTACTGATTTTGATACAAAAATTAAAAACCCTCTCCGGCACAAATATGCTGAAAAAGGCTTGAAAACAAGAGCTTTTGAGGATTATTGTCAATCATCGAAAGCTCTTGTTCTTTTTATTCAATTTTAACCACACCGCTGGTTGGCTTGCCGTTATCTGACAACTTACAAAACGGCTGTGGGAGGAATAATAAAAAGTATTGGCAAAATTAAAAGGATTAATTTTGACATGTTTCGCCTAACCAGCTGGCTTGTGTAAATATCAGGCTGAACAGGCCAATGAGGTTTGATGGCACCGCACCAAGTTCGGCGGTGGACGTTATCAGTGTGGCGTGCAATTTTACCTCTAATAAAATTATCTGCATATAAAAGATTCAAACTAATACAGGATTTCGTTGCTTTACATAAAATATCTGTAGTCATAGATTGACCCTTCATACTGGGAAAGCAGCCTGCCGATTCTTGCTATCTCATTAGATGAATCAATAGTACACGGTAGTTTTGAGTATAAACCGAAACTGTTCCAGTTCATTTTAGACAATCCAAGAATTTCAGTAGCAATTTGCGACATCGTGCCGTTACCATGGTGTTTTACAATTCTTAACGGTTGAGGTATAGTCTTGCCTCCCTGAATATATCGATAATTCGGATTCCGCACTGAAGGTGCGATACCGTGAGTATACAAATACATCGTATTGTCATTCAGAGGGAAACACAAGCCACGGCGAACAGGGAAACCATCAATCGCGTCCATATTTCGAGTAAACTCAAAACATTTCAAGTCATCTTCAAGTGTAATTTCCAAAAGGTCAATGTCTTTAATGCCCGCACTTGATAGGCTTGTTACTAAGCCCTTGATTTCGTCACGACGGAACGGCGTCCGCTTGTGAATAACCACCCGCTTGGGCATTTCAGAAAACGATTTGTAAAACAACTCCTTAATATTTAGGCCAAGACGATAAGCCTCATCTTCTGACAAATAGGGGTTTTTCTTACGGTCAAAGGTACAGTCATCAATTTTGGATAGTTTGTATTTCATTCCTTGCCCATCCGCTGAGTAAACATGGCTACAACCAACCACCACATTTGAACTGCTCCCGGTTCGGTTAAGGCTGTAGCCAATACCTGCAAAAGCCGTATCATTGTTAATGCCGGAAACAACCCAAGGTATACGACTCGACTTCACATATATTGCTAAAGACAAAGCCCACATTATCTGACAGTTCATATCGCTTTCTAATGTTTTCTCTCGCACAAATTGAGTAGCAATATTCCTTTGTGCAGCATATGCCTTAACATAGTCGTGCAAATCAAAGTTTTCGTTTTCGTCAACATAACCAGATAGAGGATCGTATTCTTTGGGAATGTAAATTAATGCGACATCCACAGATGAAGCACTTAGTCGGTCAAGACTTTGGCAAAGCGACTTTCCAAGTTGAACAGCAGTATCATTAATACTTTGTGACTGCGGAACCGTTACATCTAACCATGTATTCGTATTGGGTGTAGGTATGTACAAATTTGTTTTGTAGGCCTCAAAAAAGCCTGAAAATGGGATTACATATTCTAAGTTATATTTCACGCCTTGCCGACTGTTCAACTGATTAAGAAAGCTGTAAAATCTCTCATTATGTGCTGATGGGCATATTACACCCAATGAAATTGATGAACGTAGGACATTGTTGTTAAGCGAATAGTCAAAAGGTGCGTTGTTTATCAGACCACGCATAGGGTGAAAATCAGTCATCATACGTTTTTGGGCTGGGTTAAAGAATATCAAGTCGGTATCGCGGCATTCCGTACCCCTAAATACAATCCTCTTTTCGCTTATCGTTTGAGGTAGTCTAACTTGATATTTGGAACCGGTCGTTGCTCCAAGGATTGCGCTATTTGGGCGAATATTGAATACAAAACTCGTTGCTGAGTTTGGTGGGAAGGTTGTCTGTATCCCATTTGTCCCGAACAGACGGTTAACCCATTTGTCGATGTATTCATAAACATTTAAGTTTGGCTTGCCCGAATTCACTTCGGCAGTAAAACTGTCGGCGAATTGCTTTTTCTCTTCACGGCTTAGGTTGATACCCGAATCGTACATAAATGTCGGTGTCGCCGTTACATAGGTGTACTTCGTATCAAAAAATAGGGCGAAACGAACACCTTTGTATCCTATTATTGTACGAATGCCTACGCGCTTATTGATTTTTTGAGTTGTGTCCCAAACCTTATCCTTGGAATAAGGTAACGAATTGACTGTTCCAACTATCGCAGTAACCGTTTTGAGAAGCAGTTCGTTAAACGAACCATTCTTCATTGAATTTTCGCGTGTAAAAGGAGTCAAAGATAACTCGCCAATTATCTTGCCGCTGCAGAGATTCTGTATTCTGTCTTTTTCACCCCAGGCATATAAAAAACCGTTAAGAGGCACAGCCATAACACCATTTGAGGCCAGATTTTTACAGAAATCCCACGGTCTTTCGCCTTGATTGTATTTAACTTCAATTTGATAACAGTTTTTAGGGAATGTAATTGGAAAGATATTAGTATTCGTTATTTTTCCAATTTTTGCTGTCGATATTTCAAATTTACTGGTGGTTTCAGTAACAGGAGATCCTAACTCCATTTTAATCGCGTCAATTCTGCGCAAAAAATCAGCTTCCTCACTCATGCAATGGCGCGTAAGGCTGTAAACTGTTTTATCGAATCCATCAGTAGGCACATAATAGGCACTACGCCCGCTTTCATTTACCAATTGAATTAAATCTATTACTGGAGCAGGGGCATTGTTTCCATAGCCACACCAAAATAATTTACCATTACCCTTTGTCTGATAAGCCGAAGCCAAAGCAGTCATAAGTGAATTGTCACGACCACTATAACCGATGACAAGCAAATTTCGATTTGCCAATTCGTGACTAATTGTGCTAACGAACACGTCATTTTGCGTGTCCAACTCAGATGTTGTGTTTTTCAACGCACCGTACTTGTAATCACCGTGGAGGGCAATGCAGAGTAATTCACCATCCACATCGCCGCGATAAACGCGATCAGATGTCTCGGCAGTCACTTCTATAGGACTTAGATTGTATTTATGAGCGCATTTCAACATGAGACCATCAAAATTACTAGTCCAAACGCTCTTAAATAAGCCGTTCTCGGCAAGCAAAGCTATAAGATGATAACCGATGCTTGGATTTACTCCAGCTACCAAATGCTGAAAATACTTCCGACGGTCATCGGGAATGGGATATGCTTTTTCAGCATAGAACGAGTATTCTTCGTCAGAACCGTTAGCGGGGAACCCACCATTGTTATCGAGCCAACGCTGAATAGCACAGCGGACACTGTCAACTTTGATATTACTATATGTGTCGACAAAGGATGTATTTTGCGATAGGAATATCTCTCGTTTCCACTCCCAGATGCAGTCCGAGGCAGACGGAACACCGGATTCGACTGATGCTCCAGCACCTAATAACAGCGAATGTGAAGTATCTTTATTCTGTTTAAACGAGCGTAACAACTCGTCGAACGTCAAAGTCTGCATCTTCAGCCTCCTTTAAATAACTTCCATCAATTTACGGTTCAACCGCAGCCATTCCTGCGCCTCTCGATAGTTCGGCATGACTGTGGCGACCCGCGTCCAGAACTTCGCGCTGTGATCTTTATACGTGATGTGGGAAAGTTCGTGAACCACCACATAGTCGATAACCGATTGTGGGCACATCACAAGACGCCAAGCGAAGTTCAGAGTGTTGCCCGCTCCACAGGAACCCCACCGCCGTTTTGCATTGGACATTTTGACAGAAGAATATTTCGCTCCTATCAGATTGGCATAATGGTCGACCCGTTCACGAATTATGTTGTCGCCTTGTATTTTCATCCAATCGGCAAAACCCTCAAGTGTCATGTTCTCAGGCACAATAAGGAAGTTACCCTCGATTGATATTTCCTGCACATCCTTACGGAGTACAGCGTAGGACTTCCCCAAATACAGGACATTTTCGCCGTCTTCCAATAGAAACTCACTTTGCTTTGTCGCATAGTCTCTCACATGCCGTTGCTTGTCGGTTATCCAGCGAGATTTCTTTTTTATGAAGTCACGAATAACATCCTCACCCAACTGCATCGGTGCGCGGACAATTAGCCTTGCTTCATTATCGATGGTCAGGGCGAGCGTTTTACGATTAGAACGTACTATTTCATATGGGATTTCGTTCATTTGTAATGCTCCCTTCCCAATTCGATTACTTTTTGGACGATGTCGTTTATCTTGCCGTCGATACTTGGAACGGTCATTTCCATGTCCAGTAGTTTAGAGCGTATTTCGGCTCTTGTCTGCCGAATCTGCATATCATGCTCCCAGAAATCTCGCTTGGCGGTATCCGTCTTAAGCCTTGATAGGCAATCGTCTGTCAGCGATTTTAAGGCGTTGAATTCAGCTTCGGTCAATTCCTCAAACTTTTTGTCGCCAAAAACTTCTTTTCGTAGCAACGAGAAAAAGGGCATCTCTTTTACAGCTTCGTACCCATATGTGTTTTCTGCGTTACGGGCATTAAAGAGATCGGTCTTTATAAATCTTTCAAGGGCTTTTCGGAGTGCCTGCCAGTTGCCCTTGAGTAACTCCAGAATCTCATTCAGGTGTTCGCTGAACCGCTCAAACAGTTCCGGGTCACGTGGTGTATTCTCAATAATGTACTCGCGAACAGCGTATTCCAGTTCATCTACTATGGCACGGTCGGTTTTGTCGGGCTTTCCCACTCCAGCGATAAACTCCGGAGAGAGAATGTCGACAGGCGGCACTTCCAGGCCCACGCCCTGAACATCAAGGTATTCCTCAATAATTGCCCGCACCTTTACGCTGGCATCCTTCATGGAATAGCGCGGGTCACGGGTACGATTGGCCACCGACTGTCGGATAAATGCTAGTTGCTTGTAGCCATCGCGGTATTGGAGCGCTATTGGATTCGGCAAGACTCGGTCATAATACTTCGACAGCTTTTTGAAAAGGTCATTATACTCGTCACGCAGATCTTCAACTGCCACAAGTTCCTCAATAACGGATTCTGTCTGAGTGGAAATATCGTAGCAGACCTCATCACGGACAAAAGTCAAAATTTCATTGTATGCCGAATTAAGGCGGTCAATATCCTCTGCAACGGACAACATAGGGTCTTTGTCCTCTTCGGAAACACCCTCGAGCGAGGCATATTCTGAAAGGGCTTCTTTAAGGTGTTGAGTAATGCCGACGTAATCAACGACATACCCACAGGTCTTATCCTTACCACATGTCCGATTAACGCGAGCAATCGCCTGCAAAAGGTTATGGTTGACCAGTTTCTTGTCGAGATAAAGAACCTGTTCGATAGGTGCGTCAAAGCCCGTCAACAACATATCGGAGACAATAACAATACCCGTATATCCACCTTTGGCAAATGGAGTTTTAAAGCTACCTTCCTCACCAACAATCGCGTCTTTATCAGTACTATCCACGAGAGCCTTCAAGTGCGGATAGCGGTTTGCGTCGTCGGTGCCAGCCGAGATAATGCACTCAATTCTTAGCTTTTCCAAAAGATTGATGTCAATGCCGTCAGGATTATTTGCTTTTAGAGCGACAATCTTGGAGGCAAGCAATTCCTCAAATGCTCTTTTATAGCGGTAAGCCGCTTCGCGGTCAAACGCCGCAACTTGCGCCTTAAATCCGTTTTGAAAAACCGTGCCAATATAATGCTCCAGCATATCAGCAGCTTTGGCCCGAATAACAGCATCAGCCTCCATATAGCCCTTGAGGGTATAACGACGCATGATGTCTTGTTTTTCCTCATCATCCGCATAACCGAAGATGTCTACGAACTTGCCATTCATAGCTTCCTCGTCGATGATTGTACTGTTTTCGGCGCGACCCTCGTAGCGGATTTCAACAACCACACCATCCTCCACGGCTTGGCGCATATTGTAGGTGTCGAATACGCCGCCGAAGGTGTCTGTGGTCGCCGTTATTGGAGTTCCTGTAAACGCGACTCGGACAGCGTTTGGCATCGCTTTAATCATACCTGCGGCAAGTTCACCGAACTCGCTTCGATGTGCCTCATCTATCATTACAAGAATTTTTTCTGACGTGTTCAGTTCAGGGAAAACAGAGACCTTTTTCTTCTGCCCTTCTTTCTCAGCCGTTTCTCCAAACTTATGAATCATAGCAAGAGTAATATCGCTCGTTTCGGAAGCAACGAGCTGTTTCGCTCCCTCTATGCTTCTTGCCACATTGACGTTATAGCCCAAAACTGCACTCGTCTGGCGGAGTTGCTTCTCCAAATCATCACGATCAACGATGAGTACAATTTTCCAATCCTTCAGATCATCCGAATGGTACATCTGGCGAATCACATACATCATCGACAAGCTTTTGCCGGAGCCTTGTGTATGCCAAATTGTGCCACCTTTACGGTTGGTGCGAATACGTTCCACTAATTTTCGAGCACCGCGATACTGCATGTAGCGCGGAACTTTCTTTATCGCACCATCCCAAACGGTGTAGTTACGGACTATGTCTAGAAAATTGCCGAGTGACAGCATACCCCACACGAGTTTCTCTTGGCTCGGCACGATGCCACCGGCTGGATCAATATCCGACAACGGGAACGGGTAAGGTTCTTTCCATTCTAGGTAATTTTCTGCATTGCCTGTAATGGTAGTGTATTTCGCCGTCTGGCGGCAGGTGGATATGACAAACTGGTTATAGCTAAATAAGTCGGGGAAGTCCCTCTTGTAACGTTCAATCTGTGCTACCCCATCAAAGAATGGCTCTTTTAACGTGGAAGATTTGCACTCCACGACAACAAGAGGTAGACCATTCACAAACAACACTATGTCGGGTATGATTTCCTTTTCAAGTCGCTGAATGCGGAACTGCGACACAGCAATAAAACTGTTGTTTTTCGGCTTGCCATAATCAATCAGTCGCACGGGCTGATTATCTTCCCCGGTTTCCTCGTTATATGCAGAAAAGCCGACTGCCAGGCGGTCGTCGCCTTCGCGGTTACGGTCAATTAGAGAAATCTTCTCGAAACTGTGTAAATCCGTGACAAGGTCATCCGCTTGGCTGTCAGTCAGCCAAGGGTTCAGGTCGAGTAGAGCGGCTTTCGCATGGCTCTCCAATATCACATCACCGAAGTCGGCACGACAGCCTTTGCCGCCTTTCCAACGCTCGACCGTCCAGCCGACCTTATCAAGGTGGGCCAGGAACGGCTCTTCGACGTATGTCAACTCGTTGTTAATTTTTGTATTTACCATCTCAGATCCCTCCTTGCTGCTTATCGGTGCTGACCTTGCCTGTAAGTAGGTCGTCCATCAGACCGCGCTTTATATCCAACAGCTTTCTCAGCCGTTCCCGCTCAGCGGTCAATCGCTCGTCTGCGGCAGTGAGGATTTCTGCAATTTCTGATTGCTTATTTATATCAGGTTCAATTACCAGTTCGAATTTCCCAAGATCAGTCTTTCTTATTTCAAGGAATGTCGTTCCAGATGCAAATCGTTCTAGCTGCGATGTCGAAAACGATATTACATAATAAAGGTAAAGAGGATTGACACTCTTACAGACTAGAGCTTTACAACCTTGATTAAAACTAAACGGTTCAGTTACTACGGCACAATAACCGACTGGTGCACGGCAAGACATAACCACCGAATTGGCGGGGTAAAGTTTACCAGTTGCCCTTTTTAAACCTGCATCCGTCAATTTTCGTTCTGATGTACTGATATATGCCGAATTCAACATGCTCAAATCGGTCGGAGTTATCCATATATGTTTTCCATTATAAAATGCTTTGTTGTTCGAATCTGGTGTACTTCCTCCATAAATGTCAACAATTGAATCAAGCCTCATCTGCTTTCCTTTATTAAGTAAATCCTGCATAAGCCCCTGCTTCACGGCGGCGTACTTCTCAAAAAGAGCTCGACTTACTCCGATAGCTTCTTCAACTGCAGAGAGAACCGCGGCAATATTATCTTGCAATGTCCTGTCAGGTTCAAAATAAATACTGCATCTACCGAGTTCTGAAGGATTGATTGCAGGATAGCTTGAACCAGTGGAACGATTATTCACTTCGCGGACAAACTCGTCTTGATGAAGTGAATAGTAAATATACAGAGGGTTGTTATCGGTTCTCATCTGTGCGTATCCTGTAGAAGCAACCGTACGGAGTTCGCGTTCTTTGCAGAAAAAGTAGTTATTCTGCTGATACGGTCGCACTGTTTGAAAAAGTATGTCATTTACTTTCAATAACCGTTGTGCCCGTGATGGAGCTTCGGCCCTTGATACAATGACATCCTTTGTCAGTTCGCCTGCGGTAACAGCATCCAAATCAATATAGTAGAATTGGGCTGGACGCTTTTCGCCACAATACGGGTTAATATCTACGATTCCAGAATCAAGTCTTGCTTTATCCATAATATCCCAACCCCCTTAAAAAGCCGTTCAACTTATCCTCCGCAGCAGTGCGTGTTTCCTTAAGCTGCTTCGCTGATACAGCATACTTCTCCCAGAGACGTTGTACCGCTTTTATCGTCTTGTCGAGTTCACCTTTCAGATATTCATCCAGTTCAGCGCTAAAGCCCTCTTGCAGGAGTTCCATCACGAGCGCTTCACATTGCTCGGCGGTAAGCTCCTTGCGGATGGCATCGATTTTCTCCTGCAGTTCGGTCTGGGCCTTTTTCAGAGCTTTGTTTGCTTTGCTTTTTTCGGACTTCAAGTCTTTTATCATTTTGAGTGACGCTTTCGCTTCTTCCGTCCCCAGAGTCTTCAAATATTTTTCAACATCCGAAACTTTGACTTCCTTGGCTTCGTCCGCTTCATCACCCTCTGCGTCGTCGTCGCTCTCGCCCATGTCAATGCTCTCTGCGTAACTTTGCAGTTCGGTAACGGCGCTCTCCGCGTCACGTTCCAAGGTTTCAAGTTCGGCAAGTTCGGAGGCGAAGTGTTCCTTGGCTATCTTTTCGTCGGAAACAAGCGCAGCGACAAAGCCCTCCGCACTGATGGTCTTAAACACGTTCTTTATGGAAATGATCTCTTTAACAGTCACCTTGGTGTTGCTGTCGCCATCTGTCTCGATTTCGGTGGATTCCCGCACAGTATAGCTATGCTCCCACCAGTTAGCGAACACCCCTATGCATTGAAATCTATCCAAGACGCCGAGCGGCTCAAGCGTCTCTCGCAGGAGTTCTGTATACTTCCGCTTGAACTCGTAAACCTGCACCGCCTTGCCAATTTGCGAGATTTCGGCAGCAGCCTGTGTCCACCAGCCTTTAGCTGCATTGGTAATGCTGTCGTTGGCAGCGGTCACACCTGCGTTTGACTGAATAGCTTTCTTAATGGCGACTTTGTCGGCGTGGATAAAGTCCGCATATCCGTCCCCGCGGTCTGAAAACAGGTCGCTTTCAGCAATGCCATACTTTGTCACCAATCCGTTCAGGGCTGTGATTTCCGCACCTGGAACGCCGCCGAAAAGGTGTGCCTTTACGTCGTGCGGCTCTGCTGGTGGAGTGTTATCAACATAGCGACGAATATTCAAATTGCAGTCATTGCCTTTTTCATCAATTATTTCACTTATCGGTACAATGTTGGAGTAGCCAGGCACTTCAAGGAAGTTGTCAAAGACATATACGATCTTCTCGATGTCCTCCGGACGTAGGAAGTTCTGGTTGCGTCCTTCGCCATACTCCGCATCAGCGTTTATAATTAGGATACTATCCTTTAACCTTTTTGGTTTCTTCTTGTTTATCACAAGCAGACATGCCTGAATGGTCGTACCGTAGAAAAGATTCGGCGGCAAGCTTACGATCGCCTGTACAATATCCTGCTTGTCAGTCAGTATTCCTTTTCGGATACGCTGTTCTGATCCTCCACGGAAGAGTACGCCGTGGGGCATAACCGTTATCATGATGCCGTCATCCTTGGTTGACGCTATCATGTGTTCCACAAACATCAGGTCAGCTTTCTTGCCAGTTTCTGGAGCGAAGCCATACTGGAAGCGGTTCTGCAGTTTCATTCCCGCTTGGGAATAGTTTTGCGAGAACGGCGGATTGGCGATAACGCGGTCAAATTGGCGTGTTTGGGTTGGGTCTTTTTCGTCCGTCCAATGCGGTTCACCGATGGTGTCGCCGTGCTGAATATCCGCATCTTTGATATCATGCATTATCATATTCATCTTGCAGATGGACCACACGGAAGCCGCATCATCTTGTCCGAACAGCGATAAATCGTCGACTCTACCACCATGTTCCTCTACGTACTGTTTGCTGTGAATCAGCATACCCCCAGAACCGACCGTCGGGTCATATACGCGATTCCCCGCCACCGGCTTAATTAGGCGCACCATAAGCTGCACTACCGGAGACGGGGTGTAGAATTCGCCGCCCTTTTTGCCTGCGCTGTCGGCGAAGTTTTTAATCATGTATTCGTATGCCGCACCTAATAGGTCGGGAAACACAAAGTCGTCATTAGTAAGGCGATACTTATTGAAGTGTCCAATCAACTTGATCAGCTTAGTGTCGTTGATAATCTGTTTGGATTTCACCTTCTTACCGAAATCAATATTCGAAAGCACACCTTCAAGTGATGGATTGCTCTTTTCAATCTTTGTAAGAGCTCGCTTTAGTTTGGAAGCAACTTCTGTTTTTAGGTGCAGGATACCCGTCCATTTTTCCGGTTTTGCCGCAGTGCCGAGTTCGTGTTCCTCACACGTCCAGCGAGCCTCCCAAGGCACAAAAAACACGTTCCCATAGTTAGCTGGTTCTTCCAGTTCCTTCGCTACGCGCTCTGTCGACCAGCCCCGCACCTCAAAATTTGCTTTGAGTTCCGCTCGCTTCACGACGAAGTTATCCGACAGACGTTTTAAGAACAGCATCCCGAAAATGTATTCTTTAAACTCGGACGCATCCATCTTGCCACGCAGAATATCCGCCGCTTTCAAAAGGTGGTTTTCGAGTTGTGAAATAGTTAGCTTTGCCATAATCCTATTCTCCTTTAACGCAACAGCACGAGAGCTTCTGTGCTCAACGATGAGACTCTCGGGATGTGAGTTTTTCCATATTTATCAAGGGCGGCCAGTATAACCTCCTTGTGATTGTCCACCAGAGTCTTGGTGGTTTCTTTTTCTGTGATAATCAGCATATCGTCTTCTTCATAAATCGCTATGCTGTTTGTAAGTGCAACGCTCAGTTCCTTATATTTATCGTGATTGCCTAAAGATGCCACTATATAGGCCCAATGTTCATAATCCGCATAATCCTCGTACCGCAATGGCAGAAGGCTTATTGAAGGATCAAACATCGCGGCGTCCGGGTTATTTACCTTCCATACATAACTGTAAAAATTACGG